ACTAACTCTACTACATATGGTGTAGTTGGTGGTAACACAAACATTTACGGTTCACAAGTTCTATGTAACGTAGCATTTGGTGTTAGCGGTACAGGTAATGTATTCGCATCTACATCTAGCAACATTGTAGTTGGTTTAGGTACTGACTTTGCTAACCTTGCAACTGGTACTCGCTTGTTTGCAATTGATGCAAGTAATAACGTAAATCTATTAGGTACAGGTACATCTACTAAGGGTAACTTAGCTGTTGTTGTAGCAAACACCACAGTATCAGGCAACATCATTGGTACTTCAGGCAATGCTCAAACATTAACAGTAGATACTCCAGTATCGTTTGACTCAACTTTTGGTGGTCTAACATCAGGTACTACATACTTTGTTAAAGCAATTGCTAACGCGGCTGCCTTCACTGTTTCTGCAACACCTGGTGGTGCAGAAGTTCAATTAACAGCAAACGCAAGTGTTACTGGTAACGCAGTTCAAAACCGTGTTGTATTAGGTGCTGTTTCAGCAAATAACGCATCAGGCGCTACTGGTTATGGTGATCCATTCATCCAAGCACTACCAGAAGCAGGCTACATTGTTCGTCAAAAAGGCAAAACAAAGTACTTGGTAACAGGTACAGTAACAGGTATCACTGGTCAAGCATATACTGCTAACGTTGCAAATACAGCATTGACACCAAACACAATGAGTATTCGTTCAACCAACGCGGCTTCAGGTGTAAATTATGTTTCTTCATTGAATGATTATCAATCTGAAGTGTTCCCAGCACAAGTTGCTTCTGGTTCATTAGTTGCTGGTACTGTTTACACAATTTACAGTGCAGGTACAACAGATTGGACATCATGTGGTGCAATGGCTAATATGACAGGTATTACTTTCACTGCTACAGGCACTGCTGCCGGTACTGGTACTGCTATTGCTTATAGTGCTAATCCAGATGTTATCGCAACATTCGGTACAGCATATGCGGCAAATACATACCTAGGTCAACCAAATCCAATCGTAACAATCAACAACGCATAATTGGAGATTGTAACAAATGGCGGCAAATCAAGCACTTAGCATTCAACAGGCAGAGACTGATATTGCCGTCCTTCAAGTTCAAGTTAAGAACATCGAAGATAAAGTCGGTGAAATTAAATCGGATGTGAAGGACCTTCAAAAGTCCATTGATGACCATGCTGAAGAAACACAGAAAACATTGAAGGCAATGGGCGATAGTAGCACAGAAGCACATAAAGCTATGTCTGATAAAATTTCTAGTTTAGAGAAATGGCGATGGATGATGATGGGCGCAGGCATCGTTCTCGGTACGCTGGGTTACGACACAGTAGCTAAATTGCTAAAATAAAAAAGGGGCTTATAGCCCCTTTTTTGTTAGTGTCATTAATTTTTCTTGCACTATATCAATATTTACTGTACTAAATAATCCTGGATGTAATGGTTTAGGATATTGTCCGTCACCCACCCATGCATAACCACAGTGTTCTTCATTAAGTATAGGTATGAATTCTTCTTTCAATTCGCAAAAGAATGTATGATATGTGAAGTCTCGGTTTACAAACTTTTGAATAGGAACTAGTTTTGCTTCTTTAGGGAAGAATCCAATTTCTTCTAAGCACTCACGTTCAATGCCTTCCATGAGAGTTTCACCCTCGTCAATCTTACCACCTGGAATACCCCAGTTGCCCGGATTCTTGTTATCTGTTCTTAACAGGTAAAGAAATCTTTGTGTTTGGGTAGAATAAAAGAATACGCCAGCCGAAGTGTTTTTCATAACAGTATTATACTATATTGTTGGTTAAATAACAATACTATAATCGCCCTGTTCGTACCAACCTTCATAACTCTTCATCCAAACACCATCTAACGGAACATAACGATATTGTATACCAGTGTTCAAATTGGTTACATAATCAGTCGTAGTTGCTCCTTGGCTATCAAATGTTACAATCCAACTGTTAGTTCCGGAATTGTATTGAATAATGTCGTTTGCATTGGCAACTAAATCACCCCATGCTACGGTACTATTACCTTCTTGTCCAATATCTTCTACAATTAAATATCTACGACCATTAATAGGACCTGGCAATCCTGCATTAGGGCCTGTTACTGTTGGGTTGATAACGCTATCAACTGGATCTAATGTATTCTCAGGGAGTGTATCAGGGTCGATGTTATATATTAATAGTCTATCATCTACTGGATCGGGAACAATAGTACCTACAATATCAGTAGACATGTATGGATTCTGTAACCAAATTTGACTGATACCTGGACGAATTGTGCCGTATACGTTTAATAAACTAGACCAATATAAACTAGTATTAGGTGGCGCCGGGTTATTCAAATCTACGTTTGATGGATAGAAAGGCTGATCTGCCGGTAACAACTGTAAGTGATTACCTATCAACAATAACTTATATCCGTATGGAGTAATCTTTTGTCTAGTGCCATTCAACAAGTCGCTTTCTGTCATATCTTCTAACGCTGTATTTGTGTGAATAGTAGCAATAATCTTTTCGATAACACCCATCTTTTTTAGTTTAGAACTTGTGCTTAACCAGATAGGAATGTAAAACTTCCAAGACATGATATCAATAGGGTTACTAGTTCCTACAGGAATACTTCTACTAGTAAAAGTTAATCCATCTTGATATACAACACTTAAACTAGTCCAGTCAATAAAGTTATCGGTACTTTGAATTTCTAATGATGGATTGAACAATGTACCTAACTGTTCAATTAACTCTAGTTTTTGATTATAGTTTGTAGTCCAAAAATCTACAGTCAATCTTAATGTATAGGGTACAGGCATTAGACGTTCTACTGTAAATGCTTGCCCTTGGACTTGTTCATATGCCTCAGTAGCAGGGTTATATGCTCTCTGTCGTACTTGTAGTTTGTCAATGAATGTAGGATCCTGCGTTCTACGTTGGTCATATTCTAAACCAGTGATATAATATGTAATTAACGGTGCACTAGGTAAATTACTTGCTGAATTATTTGCTATAACTGTTGCGGCTTGGCGACTTGAATCTCCGTACATAATAGGCACACGAACTAGTATGTCGTTGCCATTAGGATCTTTACCTTTAGTAACTTGCCAGTTACTAAAGATTTTTGCAAATTGTAATAAGAATCTGCGTACTTGATTGTCGTAAAAAAATTGTGCCATGTTATGTAACCGGTGGTAAAGTGTCTGGTGCTAACGTGAGAATAGAACTCAATGGTTGTGCTTGTGGCACAGTCGAACCATTTGTTAGTGTTGTCTGATTCTCGTTATTTATGAAGCCAGATAACTGTGAAGTATTTGTTGCATTGAATCCAGTCTCAGTTCTTACGTTTTCTGAAATTCTTACCCACATACGTCCATCCCAACGGAATAGTAATTGTGGGCTATAGTCTATACGTAAGAAATAATCTCCTACTTGCGGAGTTTGTGGGAATGCAATACCTGCTCCCGTTGGGAATCCATTAGGTGCTTGACCATCTCCAGTTAGATAACCTGTTGTATAACCAAAACTTCTTGGACTACTACGAGCAATATATTGGAATCTAGGATCGCAATCTGCACGATAGTCCATAGTATCAGGACCATATGGTTGTGTTCCAGTAAAGCCGGGCGCATCAGGATCTTGGTCAGCAGTAGCATATGTGTTATCAGCAGTGCCGTACGGGCCAGTAACACCACCAATTGGAACAATGCTTAATATACTTGTGCCCTCAACTGGTCCTGAACCAGTGTCCGACAATTTAGGAGCTATTGTAATCTTTTCTAAATTAACCTGTACAAATGATTCTAGCATCCCAGAACTCAAGTCCATGTCTGCTGACATGTCCCATATGCTTCTAATGATTGACCTTGAAACTTTAATAACAGGGCTTGCTACTTGGAATGCAGGATTTCTAATTAATGCTACTGTACCGTGTGGCATAACAGGTGCACTGCTATTAGGAACCTCTACGTTAATAGGGGGAGCAGGTTGATTATATTTATCCGACAGTTGTGTATTAGTTTCATACTCACCATATGTAGGAACAACATATAGGTTACTCTGGTCGTAACCAGACTTAGGAAGAATTCGTTGTGCTTCTTCAAGGTTGGCATTATTAATTGCAATGTTTTTGTTATACGTAGCAAGGATATCTTTTAGATTCTGTTCTTCTGATAACCTCCAATACGTTGGATCAGGTGGACTGACGCCAATAGGTACATCAGTGATTGATTCATAATTTTTATCACCAAAACTAATAATATAGCCAGGTGGATATGGTCTAGTGTTATCCCATAGTCCAAGATAATTATCTTGATTGATAGGCTCTTGTAATATTTGACTGAATTCTTCACTATCAACTAGCGGTTCACATTTGATACGCCATAAGTGCGGGAACCATGTTTGACTGAAGCCCTCACTTGCATAGTTTGAATCAGTGATTTGATAAAAGCGTTTTAATGCTACAGGTATTGTTTCTTTTAATGGATTGTAGTCTAGTAAATGGGGTAATTCAATAACATCACCTACCATTAGTTTACGACCAAACTGTTCAATCATGTCATTATAGTGTACTACAATAAAGATGATATCATTGTTTAAGAACAAACCAAACTGACTTAAATCAAAGTCTAAATTTTGAACATTATAGTGACCACGTAATCTATAGATGTTTGGGTCATACGTTCTATCTCGGTTTTCTAAGAATAACAAGTCTTGAATATTCAACGGGCTTAATGTAGCATATTCAGGCTGTGTATAATCAATA